AATGCCCAGATGATCCTGGCTGTCTTGTTTTGATTGCCGTGAGTAAGGAGCTGAATGTGGAAGTATCTTGCCCTCTGAGCCATTAGATCGCGCAGAGGAGACATCACTGCCTGAGCAGCAATACCCCTTTCGATCCCGACAGACACTGGCTGATGAGATTCAACAGCATCAAATATCTTCTTTGCCGTCTCGTTTATGTCCCATCGACCAGCAATGATCTTCTTAACCCACCAACCTTCAGGGCTGACCTTAACTATTGAGATTGCTGTGTTGTCGAGGTGTTTTGCCTTTTTTCTTCTCGTTCCTGGTTCTGCAAATCCAGCCAGGTCAACGCTGATGAAGTAATCCCCAGGTGGCTCTTCTTCTGAGAATTGAACCCACTCTTCCTTAAAAACCTCAGAGCCTCTTGCTTCAAACGAAGCCATGAACTCCTGGCGAAATGCAAAACTCGACATTGATCTTTTGGCAGCATCGATTTCCTCCGGATCAATCAGGTTGTTGTCATAGGAAGTGAAGTGGAACCCCTGCCAATCATCATCACTATTGAGATTTGCCCCACAATACAAGTCGTAAAAATGATTTCGTCCGACAGGGGTTCCTATGAACATTGCATCACCCTTGAGATCGGTGAGTGCAGGACGAAGAACAAGCTCCCAGGTCTCAGGCTTCATGTCCGCATACTCGTCTAAAACGAGGTAGGCAAGGCTACTACCCCTCATGGTCTCAGGACGGTCTGCTCCCTTCAGTGAGATCAATGTCCCGTTCTGGAGCTTGATTTGCATATTGTTGACATGAGACGAGGCAATGACCTCGTGACCAAGCTCAAGTAACAGGTTCCACATGATGTCCCTGGCTTGACCTTGAGTCGGAGCAACGTAGAAAACTGAGCCCTTGTTTGTTTGTAAGGCACGAACCAGCAAGAGATAAGCAGCGAGCCTACTCTTGCCAGTCCGTCTACCTGCAGCAACCACCTTAAATCTGGCTGAAGAGTTCCAAACCTCCTTTTGCCAGTCAAGGAGCTGGATGTTTAAGTCCATACCAACTCCATCTGTCCAGGATCGCTTTTCAGTTTGTTCTTAATAGAACTGTGATATTCGTGCCAGGGAACGCTGAAGAAAATGGCTTTATTGTTCACCCATCTTGTGAACCGTAGCTGATAGGAATCAGTTTTGTCGTATGGCATGACATACGGATCGCAGCCGTAATCGCGCAAAATCATAACCCTGTGCATATCTTCTTCTGGTGTCGAGTTGTAACCGATCAGCACATAAAAGCTCATCTGATAGGGTTTTATCCCCGCATCAATGCAGGTTTTTATGCCTCGATGAATCAGCTTCTCGTGCCTGGCATCATCCCAGGCAAAATGGACTGCCTTAGCCGTACCTGTTCTGTTGCTAAACCTGACGCTTGCTAGTGCTGCAGCTTGCTCTTCCTTTAAGTTCCTTATATTCAGTCCCTGATTGAAATTGACGCGCAGGTCATATTCTTTAATTTCCTCGATCCGATCCGACCAATCTGGATTTCCAAAAAAGTCATTGTCGAGCAAAATTACGAAGTCACTGTCTCTTTGCGTCCAAATCTCTTCAATTGTGTTGACCCCGTAAGGCTTACCCTCTTTTTCAGGTACAACACAGAAACCACAACGCAATCTGCAGCCTCTTTGCGTAAAGCCTAGAGAATGCGGGAAGTTGTAGAGCGTATAGTCAGGAACTAACCTTTCGATCTCATCAGGAAGGTTCTTCTTAACGTCCCAGCCTGTCCCTCCGATTTCCATCCGCTCGTCATCAAGCATCGATGGATCAGAGAAATTGAAAATCTTAGAAGCGTATATTTTGTCGTAGTCGTGTTTGAACAAAGGGGAATAGGTTTCCACCTGATCCCCCCTTGCTTTGTGATGAGCAGAAAGTTTCATGAGAGCAAGGTTCGGAATCTTGCTATCTACATCGTAAATGCCAACTTTCACGATTTCACAAAATCACACGGATTACGGATTTGCTGCTCATTTTCTCTTTGGTTTTGAACGCTTCACACCATCTCGTCTGACTGGTGCAGAGCCTCTGCCGGTGCTGGATCGAGTGGTCGAACTTCCGTTCATGTAACCACTGCCTCGACCATAATGTTTGCCTGGCACTGGATCACCTCCTTCCTGGTGTTTGTTTACGGGGTTTAGGGTTCTTTTTGGCTGTTTTTGCTGCAGCCTTGAACGCTTTTTCAGTTGGAGCACCTTTGCTCCCTGGAGACCTCATTCTTTCGACTTTCTTGGCTCCAGATGCTTTCTGTCTAGCAATTCTTTTCTTCTTGGCGTGAATATTCCTGTAGAGACTCATTACCAATCCTTGCAAGACCAGTATCTTGCTGTGAATTTGTCTTTTGCCGTGGAGCAGTTGTGTCTTGCCCTGAAATTGGCTCTTCTTTTCGGCTCAGAGCTGCGATTCCGCATATTTGCATCACCAAAGCGAACCATCTTGACCTCATTACCCTTCTTAGCCAGGACAACATTCTGCTTGTTGCCCTGAACCTGTCTCCTGGGCTTGTTGTAGCCAGAAAAGGTCACTCCTCGATACTTCAAGCGACCTGAAGACAGTCTTTCCACGTTCTTAGTGGTTGCCATTTTCATTCTCCGTGAAGAGGCTGATATTTGCGCTAAAGTGATGCTTTCCCTTCAGAAACGAAACAACCTCATCGAGCATATGGTCATATTTGCTGATACCACTTCCATCAATTGAATCAGCCACATCAACCCAATCAGCGAGCCTTTCGACCGTGTTTACACGACCAACATGAACCCATTTGCCGAGCATCTTTGCTGCCTTACAGGTCTGAAATACCTCTGGACTAATCTTGAAAGCATCAGTCCCGCCAACGAAAACCGCTGAAATCTTCCTCCAATCGATAAATACATTGTTAATTCCATCCTGGAGAACCAAAGCCCTGGGGAGACCATTTGTGCGAAGTTCAAATTCATAAAATAACTCTTGGGTTCTTTGGGCATTGCCAACAATGTCTGGCAAGCAAACAAACTTGGGCATTTTTAGATCGAAACAATCATCCAACATCCTTTCCCAAGTTCTTTGTTCAAATCTTTTGAAACACCCGTTATCCAAGCCATAAGGCACATCAGCAATGACGTTCCTGGTCAACGGGGTTCTGAGCTGCCAAAACTCAAAATCAAACTGCCTCGATTTCTCCTCAAGCCTTCTCGGGCTGACATCGAGCATAATCTTCATCTTGCTGGATATTCCTCAATCCCCGCAAAAACAGGGCAGTGACTCATCCGCACCGGAAAACATATCTAAAGTTCCCGTGGCAATGACCGCGAGTTCGGAATATGACTTGCTGCCTGCGTTAAATACGTTGCTCACCTTCTTTTCTTGCGCGATCCACCAATCGACAAGGTCTGGTCTTTGCTCTATTAATGACTTCCGTATTCCCATGCCTTTAAGAAAGCACAGGTCACAATTACCCCAATCGTTTACACCACCCCTGTTTGGTAGCTTCAAATCGAACTCGTGATCAGCCCAGAACTGACCAATTTGCTCCTTTGTCACACCATCCCAGTACAGCGGCAGAACCTTTTCACTGCCCTCTGTGACCTTGCCTGATAAGCGCATCGCCCTGCGTGGCTCATCTGCTCGGAGACCAAGCATCGATAGGTACGGAGTCTCAAAACCGACATCCTTAAGGTATCTGTGGATCGTGCGCACCTTGAGTTGCCCGCTGCACCACCTGGTCATTGGATTCGGTAATTGCCCTATATCGTCAATCAACCTTTCAAAAGGCTCCCCATTTCTTGCAGCAGTTGCGTAATCAACAATCTTGTAGGAATAAGTATTATTTTCGTCACCCTCTGCCCTCGTTCTGCCGTCATACTCCAGCCAAGTTATAGGAACATCCCACTTTTCCTCGCAGTCCCTTACAAAATCCAGGGTTTCAGGCATTTCCTTGCCAGTGTTCGAAAAACAGACCTGAAAGTGATCTGGCAACTTTCCGTCATATGCGTCGAGCACACGATAGAGCATATATGCGCTAGTTCTGCCGCCAGAGAAGGACAGCAAGGTGTCCGAAGGCGTTTTGTAGTAGCTGCTCAAGGATATTCCCCAGTTGCAAGCATCCCCTTCAGAGTCTCACCCCTTAAAGGCCCGACCTGAACATACCAACGGGAATCAACAAGCTCTGCCGCACTTACCTCAAAATCACCTTGCTCAAGAGCTGCAAGCATATTCTTAAAGCCTCTGAGCCTAGTGAGACCCATGTTGAAACAAAGCATCACCAGAACGTCTTGCCTTGCCTCATCGAGCTGGGAGTACCAGGGAAAAGCGTTTGCACACTCCTTCATGCACCTAACAATGTCGTTTTCGAGCAGATAATTGATCTCATCCTCGGAAATCCCTTGCTGCAGGTTCCTTCCGATCCCAATGTGAGGAATGCCATTCGTATCGCTGTAAATCTTGTTCCTAGAGCCTTCATGCTCAGTCAGCATCTGTTTCAGCTTTTCCATCAATCACCACTCCTGGCTTCTCAATCCCACTAATAACCACATTCACCTGGTTGCCATGCTTTGCCTTGTCCAACTGATCTATAGGAATCTGCCGATCCACTAAGAGCTTCCAAGCCAATCCCTGATTCCGATGCTGATCATCCATTGCTGCCTCAAATATCTTGTGAATCACAGCTTCCGAGTCTTTGTGCTCCATAAGCACTTTGGTCAACTGCATCTGCCTGTGCTTAAAACCAGCAGTTGGCCCAGGCTTCAACTTCCTCTGGTCAGCCTTCTCAGTGGGGAAATCTCTTTCGATTACTTCTTGCAGCGTTTTTGGCATTTCGTCTCTTGTGAGATTGGGGGGCTACTAAGATTAAAATTGGCGAAAAAAACCCCCTCCGGCCCCAAATTCGACCCTAACCCCAGGCAAATCTGGGTCGAAATCCATCCCAGAAACGTAAGTCGTTGATATTACAAGAGTTTGCTCGCATCATTAATTCCGGTAAATACAATTACCGGAACTAAGTGGTCAAAATTTGATCAGGTCGATCCTCAGGCGCAGATAAAAGAGTCTTAAATCGTACCTATCAGCCCTCATCATAATTCACCCCAAAGCTAAATCAAAAATACTAAAGGTATTTTCAAACGTGACCGATAGATGTAGTATTCAAACCTGTTGGCAAATAAATCAGATAACTCAGAGGAAAATCAGACTATGACTACAGAAGCCAAGACTCCCCTTATGCAACAGTATGATCGACTGAAGCAGCTCAAGGCTGAGGCAATGCCGATCAATGATAGTGACGAAGGTTCTGACCGGCAGGTTGAAGCAGAGACTGCGTTCCTTGACGCTGTTGAGGCAGCTATCGGTGAAGATGACTATTCCTTGATGGGATCGAACCACCTGCACTACAAGCTCACCACTATTGAACTGTTGGAATATGCAATGAACTGCGTTGCATTTGGTGTTGAGTTTGCTTCTCAGAAGCTTGGTAAATAACGGAGGATTTATGCCGGAGATATATAAAACAGCACTACAGTTACACTTAGATGGTCGAAACGATGAAGCTAGACGCTTTGTTCAGCGTAAACTGGAAGGATACTTGAGCCAAGAAGACAGAGGCAGACTAGAAGACCTTAGTAGAAACCTACTAACAAACAGCCCTTCTGGCTCCTTACAGCGTCTCTAAGCCATTTTGCAGGTATAGCTGATATACCATAGCTATATTGGCTATACCTGCTTAGAACGCTTCAGAGGCTCTGATTTCAGACGCCCTGGTTTCAGAGGCTTCCAATTCACATCAACAAGCCTTCCACCCTTAGCCACAAAGTTCTTCAGGTTCTTTCTGTGCAGATCAAGCACTAGGCTCTTGCTCTGTCCGTAATACGGAACGGCTAAGCCTTCCAGACATAGCACATCGTTCAGGCAACGCTTGTTCTTGCCCTGATGATAAAGCTTGACCATCGGTCTACCGAACTTGCCCCGATTATCCTTGAAGGTCTTGATGACGTACTCCTCACCAACCTTGACCCTATCCTGAACCCATTTGGAGACTGTCAGTCCCCACTGCTTCATCTCCAGATCGCCACCGAAAGCTTTGGTCTCTGGGGTATCGATGGCAAACAACCGACAATCTTGATCATGCAGCCACAGGTTAAGTCCTAGCGAGATGTCACCTCGGATCGAATCTCCGTCAATGACTTTGGTCACTCTGATTTTGTAGGTATACAAGGTCAAATCCTCCGTCTTCGTCTTCTGCCTCAATAAGTCGTAATGCCGCAAACAGCAAGCTATTTGCAGAAACCAGGTCTCTGACAAGCACTCGTCTGTCGTTATCATTGTCTGGCTCCTCGATAGTGAGCTTCAGAAACTTAGTGTTCAGTTCAATCATCGAAACAGCTTCTCGTATAGTCGTGCTCGTTTGTTGAAGATGCGCTTGATCCGTCTCATGTAGTCCACATCGTTAATATGACGCTTTGTGGCATTGTCATTCTCCAGAGCTTCGACTCGATCCAGACCGATCCTGTTGATCAGCTCGACTCGGTATGGCCCCAGGTTGCCTGATAGGTATCGATTGCAGCGTTTGCAGGATGACCAGACGTTGAGGAGGTTGAACCTGTGTTGAGGTGCAGAACCCCTCGCTCTGTAGTGACTAGCATCTGCTGTGCCACCAAGAGAGTCTTTGCCTAGTTCTATGCCGCAGGAGATGCAGGGTTTGTTGGAATCTCGCACCCTGACGTAGCGATTGAAGCTAGCCTGAGCCTCCTTACGCCACTGTGACAGCTTCTTCAGCCGATCCTTTTGGTCTCGTATGACCTTGCGTTCAGCCACAAGACGCTGCTTCTTAGCAGCTTTGGTCTGATTCCAGGCTGATAAGCACTCGTAGGAACAAAAAGCCACGATGGGAGAAACAAACGCTCCTGGCCCATCAGCCTTTTTGCGACAGTTGCGACACCTTCTGCTCTGCAACGACATCCTCAATGATCTCAAGCAGCTCTTCGAGCCTCTGCAACAACTGCATAAACTCCTGAGCTTCGTGTTCGTCTAGTTCCAGAATGATCTTCATCGCTCTGGAAACCCCACATTGATGCCTTTGCTTGATAGATACTGATTCAGAATGTCGAAGACCTGACTCACCTCAGTGGTGGTTAAGTCCCTGGTTGATGTCTTGCCTGTTTGTGCCTCCATGACACGTTTCCACATAGCGTCTTTGACGATCTGAGGTGTCCAGGCTATGCCATCGACCTTATCCTCAAAGATGTCTGTGAACGTGAAGCCTGCGTCATTCAGGGCTGTTGAGATGTTTTGAAAGTAAACGTGCATTGCCCGATTCTGTAGAGCTGACCGATTCTTGTCGGTTATCCACTGGAACTCGATCCGGTCATGCTTCTCAACCAGCTCATCCACCTTCTCCAAGAACTTCCTGGCTGTGAAAGCGTCTTTGACGATCCAAAACTGACCTTCAAACATTGAAATCACCCTTGAATTTGTCGTTGTCGTAGAAACTGAGCCCTTTTCGATACAGAGTAATCGGCCCCTCAAAGGCTGAATGTCTGTTCTTGATCACACAGAGCAGGAAAGGAGCAGACTTCTTGACGTAAGCCTTCTCCTTGCTGTCCAAAGAACCACCCTCCTCTGCTTTGCGCTCCAGGAACTGCCGTTTCTTGTTATGCCAACAGACAATCGCCAGTGAAGCCACATCTACGATAGCCCCAGAACCCCTGAAATCACTGCGTTGTGGAGGTGCATCGTCATTGGTCACAAGCTTCTTGCTGTGATGCACGAGCATGATGTGAACCTCGTGCAGTCTGGCAAGTCCCACCAAAGCCTGTGTGAACTCCCGCTCTTTCTCCTGGTCATCGCTTACCCGGGTCATCATCATCGAGTCCAGGACAATAAGCTTGCAGCCTTGCCTAGCCATTGCATCGACAGCCCCCAGAGCCATTAACGGATCGAGCGATCCCAGATGATCAAAGACGTAGAATCGATTGGCTGTCCACTTCAGCAGCTCTTCCAACTGCTCAACTTTGGGCTTCTCTGCTGCTCCAGTAGATTGCCAGGTCAAAACCTCAGCAATGTCAGGAATCTCCATCTCAAGGGAGATCAGACCTACCTTGAAGCGTTTAGCCGTGAAGAGAAGGATTTGTGAGGCAATGGTGGACTTGTAATGCCCATTGATTCCACATAACACACTCAATCCCTTTGATAGCCGAAGCAGCGAATGAGTAGAGGGCCAGGGTAATTCGATACCCCGAAGCTCCCTGCCAGTCTTGAACTGTGTGAGTATCTTCTCTCGGTGAGTGTGTAGATCAGAAACACTGTCTGCACTGGCTTCAGACATTGCCTGCTGCAGATCACGTTTGCTGAAATCCTTTGGCTCGAGCCGGTTCACATGATCTTCCCGTATATCGGATGATCAAAACCCTCGAGCTCATCCTTCGCCACGGCTTCTTCACCAAAGAATCTTTTGTTGTTGCGAATCCAGGTTGCAGCGTTAGACCTCCATCGAGCCAGTGGTTTGCCATTCTTTTTCCACTCACGCTCTGACCAATATTCAAAGAACTCTTCTGCCAGCTCCAGACAGTTCTTGTCATGGAAATACTGCTCAACTTCCAACAGTTTTGGAGCTGCGCTTATATTATTATTGTTATTTACATTATTGTTTGTGGTGGTCTGCTGGTGGTCTGTTGGTGCTTTCGTGGTGGTCTTCGGGTTATATGTTTGATAATCGTCGTAGTTAGTTATTGAAATAATTGAGTATTTATTCGTTTTTTGCTGGTGGATCATCTGTTCAATTTCAAGCATTTTTACGAACCTTCTAAGACGGTTCTCTGAGATGCCAATTCGTGCTGAAAACGCTTTCCGACCAAATACAAACTGCCCTCTTTTTAGCTCTACAATCCGCTTCCCGACTAACAATTTGCAGTCCGTATGTGAGGCAGAGAATAGAAAAGTGACCCAAGCTTTTAAGAATTCTGCATCATCGTAAATCCAATTTTTTTGCAGCTTTCGATGCAGATAGATAAATCCCTCACTCACTGTCTAGTTCCCTCTTAGCCTTCAGATAGGCTGCTGTGTCCTTGTTGCTTGGATTGCTACGTTGGTTCTCGTAGAGCCACACAATGTCTCTTTGCAGTTCGAATCGATCCTTTTCAGGTGGTGTCGATCCATCGAACCAGAGATCGCTGACATTGATATCAAGAGCCTTGCAGATGTCTTTGATGTCACAGCCTGACCAGCATTTGACCAGCCAGGCCTTGTCGCCACGGACTATCTGGAGAGAAGGTGAAGAGTCATCATGAGCAGGACAGCAGGCTTTCCACTTCTTTCTGGTGATTTTCTGCAGCCCTTTCAGCTTTTCGAACGGAATCATTGGAAAAGGTCATGACCCTCGTGGATGACTTTCCATTCGAGAATCCAGAACCTTCTAGGCTCTTCTGTAGCATCCTCATAGACAATCAGGTTCCGCTCTCCAGCCTGCTCCTTCTTAAGCATCTTCTGGATCGCCCCCTGGCTGACATCAAACATCTCTGCCAGAACATACTGATTCACGTTTTCAGACAGCATGAACTCACTAAGGCTCATGCCAACGTCACCTGGGTTTATTCGATCCATATAGATAATATACCTATGCTATATTTGTTTGATGAAAAAAAGGTGTCTATTGATCATATTTGTACGCTTTGTCGCGCAGATCAGACAGAGCAGCTTGCATTGAGTCTTGTGCAGATAATACTGTTTGGATGGAGCGCAGGCTTTGCTCCGCAGACTCCCCCATCATCAAAGCTCCTATCGACAAGTCTAAAATATCGGCAATTTCCAATAGCTCACGGTCGAAAAACCCGCTCATTTGAGTCAATGACTCCTTGTCGCTGTAAGTTCGCTCGTTCATTCCAAGCAGGTCTGCCATCTGTCCCTGATTGATCTTTTTTTTCCTGCGAATCCGCTTGATTCGTTGATTAATCACGTTCAACGGTTTCTTATGTTTTTCTTTCAAGTCCATATAAGTGCCACGACCTTCTTTGCGTCAGCAAACTTGTTTCCGTTCAAAATTTCTTTGTGATAGTCCGCCAGTGACCAAACCTTGAACTTGCTTTTCATTGTTCTCTTAGTAATCACCCATCGCGATCTTGTGTTGGCTTCGTCAGCCACGGGGATGCAAAGTAAGCTGGCCGAAGACTGCTCGCAGACTTGTATGAGCCCGATTTCAACAGGGCAATCAATCCGCACCAACTGATATTTCGGGGAGTTGGTGACAACCATTGAAGTAGGATTTTGTACAGTCCCACTAAAATTTTGCCCAACTTCCCAAAGTTGCATCCCACCCTCAAGCTCAAATAGCCCTAGCGGAGATGCCCCAATGGCTTGCATCATCTTTAGTGCATTTTGTTTAGATAGCGCAGATCGACCGCTCAGGAACTGAGAAACAGAGTTATCAGACCATCCCAGGTCTCGACTCAATCCAGCTTTCGATTTGCCAATCTCCTTCAGCTTGCTTTCAATTTCTTTTCTGACTTTTGCCAATTCTGATTTATTTTTCATTACGCAAAGTATTCTATTTGTTTTCGTTTTTAAGTGGTATGCACTATTAGTGCATATTTTCTGATTAATGCTAGATAAGTATGCAGTAAAACTACGTTCAAGTAACGTCAATTTTTTGACACACTATAAATCCCGCAAATACCAATGGTATTTTTGGACGAGTACAGGTATATTTTATATATGTCGAACGTCTCAGAAAATTTGCGGAAGCAGTTTGCAAGGTTCCAGGCAGCAGAAGCTGACAAAGGAAACTTTGTGGATCAGAAGGATTTAGCTGCTTTGCTAGGACTCACACCAGGGTTTGTGAGTCATTTAATGACCGGCAAAACCCCATTGAGTCTTACAAGAGCAATTCAGCTTGCAACCATATTAGGCTGCACAGTGGCTGATATTTCACCGCAATTAGGTGAAGAGTTAGCTGCTAATGCCAAAGGTATCAATCTTCAAACTGCTTACAAAACAGTAGGATTGATCGTTGGAGACGTTGTGGACTTTTTTAACACTATCAAGGAAGGGAAAGCAGTTAAGCTTGATGACTTCATGCACTGGCCCTTCCCGCACTCAAATGCCACTTATGCGGTCACTGTAGCCGATAAACGCATGGAGCCTGTAATACCAGCAGGAAGCATAGCAATTATCGACACAGAGCTTCAGGAGCAAGCTGGTAAGGTCTCAGCACTGCTTATCAACGGGCAGTTCTTGTTAGCCGAAAGCTTGGGGAATGGGGTATTTCAAATAACGAATGACGCTTTTCCGGTTAAAAACTATGAGCTTGGTGATGACGATCTGCATCTTGGTCGCGTGATAGGACAGCAAGTCGCTCACTAAAAAAAATTTACCGCTAAGATATAGCATAGATATATTTTATATACATATGCTAGTAGATAGCACTGCACTATTAGTGTGCGGCAAATTGTCGCAGGGGACAGAATGGAATTAGAACAAATAACAAAGGCCACAGAAGAAGTGAATATATCGTTAGTCAGAACGTCCGAAAAACAAGACAAATTGAGCGAAGCCTTAGCTTTGGCTCAGGGTGAACTACAAAACGCAGCACGAGATGACCAGGGACACCATGCCAAATTCGCTTCAATACAGTCGGTAACAGACACTATAAGGCCCGTTCTGAGCAGGCAAGGCATTGCCTTTACCCAACACCTTACGCAGCACAAAGAGGCTGAAAAGTGGTCATTCAGCGTCACTACTAGGCTGATGCACAAGTCTGGACAGTGGATCGAATCAACTATGTCTAAGCCTATCGACTTCACAAAGGGGAATCAGCAAAACGATTTCGAGTATGGAAAATCAGCAACCTATATGCGTCGATACTCCCTTTTTGCCATCTGTGGCATAGGAGCTGGAGAAGACACTGAGGAAGACCATAAAGACACGGGTTCCCAAGCAGCCTCTAAGCCTAGACCTGCAAAGAAGGTTGGCAAGAAAGCTCCTGCTAAAGCGGAACCCCCTGCCCCATCCCTACAAGAACTTACCAACGGATACGTTGAGCGGATCAATGCGTCCATGAAAGCCACTGATGAGAGTGGTTGGCTGAAGATTCAAGAGGAAATCAAATCAAGCACCGTGGAGGGCTTAGAAGCCTCAATGGTGAACTTCCTGCAAGAAGCAAGTCTTTGGTGGGCAGAGCACAAGAAGCCCAAAGGAGACAACCCTTTTGGCTAGAGGTGTCAACACACTACAGGATGCTGCTAACGATCCTCGAAGAGTTGGTGCTGTCACAGCATCTGAGGCTGCTGAGGGTTTGATGAAGACTAAGACCGGCAAGTTCCCTTCCACTCGTGATGCTTATGCTCTCCGTTTAGCAAAAGAAAGGGTCTGTGGCACAAAGGAAAAGAAGTGGCGAGACGATGATGACTTTAAAAGTGATCTGCCACGGAAACCTCACCAAGTCAGACGAGGATTGGCCCTAGAGCCTGTTGCCTTAGAGATGGCAGAGGAGCGATTGGGCCAAAGAATTTGGGATGAGCAATTTGAATTGCACGAATCAATACCGTTTTTCGGTGCATCCCCAGACGGAACGATACGTCTGCACAGCAGAAGGTCTCTTGTCGAAGTTAAGGCGCAGAACAGTAATTATCATTTGAAGACTTTGCTCAGGCAAGAGATTCAAGAGAAATACAAATTCCAAATGCTGGTGCAGCTTGCTGTCTGGACTGACTACAAAGAGGTGCTTTTTCTCAGCATTAATCAAGAGGATTGGCCCAACAAGAAACAAGAACTGGCGATGGTAACTTTCAAACCGCCACAGGATCAGATCAGGGAAGTCGAGTCAGATGTCATCGAATTCCTTAAAGAAGTGAAAGACATCGAAAATCAATTGAGGGAAATTAAGTGAATCTAATTAGTATCGTCGGACACATTGGGAAGATTGAGGAGCTAGGTCATGCAGGAGACATCCCTGCGATCAGTCTGGGTGTCTGCACAAAGGACTATATGGGGAAGAAAAAAGGCACAGTCGATCACTGGCATACAGTAAACGTGATCGGAAACGATGCTGAGTACATTGATCGAAATCGAGACAAGGCAAAGAAGATTGCTGTGAATGGAAAGCTTGTTTTCGACCAGTGGGAGACCAACGAT